CTCTTTCGTTTGAAGCGAAGGCGAGCGGCAGTTAGTTTATGGCTTATGCGCCAGCAAGACAATGTGTTGTGCCAGGATGTCCGAATCTTGTGACAGAGCCTGGTGTTAGCCGTTGTCCAGAACATCAAAAACAATATAAAAAAGAGTTGACAAGACCACGTGATGTCAAATATACGAGTCAACGATGGCGCAAGACATCTAAGATTTTTCTAAGCCGTAACCCGATTTGTGAACGATGTGGTGCGCCGAGTGAAATTGCACATCACATTATCCGCAGGCGAGATGGCGGCTCAGACGATTGGGATAACTTGGAAGCACTTTGTCGAAAATGCCATGAGGCAGAACATCACAAGAGAGGCGAAAGGTGGGGTCGTGCGCGGTAGAACACCACTACCAGATGCGTTGAAAGAAGCGCGGGGAACGTTGAAGAAAAGCCGTGTGAATCAGTCACAGGCTCGCTTTGATGTGCCTAAGACTACCCCAAAACCACCTGCGACACTCAACTTATACGGCAAGCGGTTGTGGAAAGAAATGCTGCCAAAGTTGGTTGAAACAGGTCTTTATACCGAAGGTGATCACCAGGCGTTTGAATTGCTTTGCATGGCTTATGGCGATTTGATTCAAGCGCGGAAAGACCTGAAAGAATCGGGCACAATTGTTATTACAGACAAAGGCACTGTTTATCAGCACCCTAACGTTGGGATCGCAAATCAGGCTTGGAATCGGGTGAAACTGATGTTGGGGCAGTTTGGGCTGACACCAGCAGAGCGGACACGAGTCAAGGCTCGCTCGCCAGAAGAAAAAAGGGGCAGTTTGGCAGAATCGTTGTTTGCTGCTGCACGTGAAAAGGTTGAGGGTGAGACTGAGTGAAGGCTTACGATCCCTGGAATTGCGACCTTAATAAGTACGAATTTGACCCTGTGGCTGGGCAGGTTGCAGTCGACTTTATTGAAAACTACATTACCCATGTCAAGGGGGAGTTGGGCGGCAAGCCTTTTTTGCTTTTGGATTGGGAAAAGGATTTTGTAAGAAACCTTTTTGGTTGGAAAGAGATCGAAAGCGGTTATCGGCGTTACCGTGAGGCGTTTGTATTTGTGGCGCGGAAAAATGGCAAAGCATTAGAAGTCAATACTCCGATTCTGACTACTACAGGTTGGAAGAAACACGGCGATTTAGTCCCTGGAGACTTTGTTTTTTCTCCTGATGGCGTACCCGCAAAGGTTATCTATTCTACTCCTCATTATGAGGGGAATTGTTATTTTGTGGATTTCTCAGGCGATGAAGCAATTATCGCTCACGAAAATCACGAATGGAAAACTAACCGCACCTGGTATACAGGAAAGCCCAAATGGATAGAAGGTGAAAAGCCTTTGGTTACCACTAAGCGGATTGCGGAAACTCTACGATGTGGGAAACGCCAAGACCTTGTGCATTCTGTGGATGTTGCGAAACCGATACAGTTTGAGCCAAAAGAATACACAATACCCCCGTATGTTTTAGGTGTTTGGCTTGGCGATGGCGACTCTGACACTTGCAGGATCACGATTGCAGAACCTGAAATTGTCCAGAAGCTATCTGATTATGGTTATCCAGCCGAATATAGATCAAGATACCGACACCTTGTTGGACGGGGGAAGTTTCAAAAGCAACTGCGTGAAAAGGGCTTACTGGGCAATAAGCATATACCACAAGAATACTTGCTTGGTTCAGTTGAGCAAAGGCTCGACCTCTTGCGCGGATTGATGGACACAGACGGTTATGTGTCTTCGGCTGGACAATGCGAAATTGCATTAACCGACGGTAATTTGTTTCGCCAAGTTGTCGAATTAATTACAGGCTTGGGATTAAAGCCCCGCGTAATGATTGATCGTGCTCAGTTAAATGGGGTTGACTGCGGAGTTAGATATAGAGTCCACTTCTATGCCTATCAAGACACGCCAATAGCATATATTGAGCGAAAAGCCAAACGGCAAAAAGAAACTCCAAAAACAAGGCAGCGCAGCCAGACTCGGATGATTTCAAATGTTACGCCCGCAGGTAAGCAAACAGTCAACTGCATCACAGTCGAAGGCGGGATGTATCTCGCAGGAAAGCAACTTATCCCAACTCACAACTCACCTCTTGGGGCTGCCATTGCACTTTATCTGCTGATTGTGGACAACGAGCCTGGTGCAGAGTTGATTTCTGTGGCAGCAGATCGAGATCAGGCACGGGCAATATTTGACACGGCTCGTTTTATGGTAAAGCAAAACGCCGCACTGGATGAGTTGGTTAGTGCTTATCGCAATGCGATTGTTGCTAAGCAGGGGGCTTCGGTTTACAAAGTTGTTTCATCGGATGCTGGCACTAAGCATGGCGGCAACTTACACGCCGCGCTTTTTGATGAGTTACATGCGCAGAAAAACCGAGACCTTTACGATGTTGTCCAGACCAGTTTTGGCGCACGCCGCCAACCGCTGTTGATTTCTTTCAGCACGGCAGGTTATGACCGTGAATCAATCTGTTATGAGATTTATTCGATGGCAAAGCAAGTGGCTGATGGCATAGTCCAACGAGACTGGTTTTACCCTGTTATCTACGAAGCATCGCCAGAAGATGATTGGACGAGCGAAGAAACATGGAAGAAAGCCAATCCGAGCCTGGGGCACTCAATCAAGATTGATTATTTGCGGAAGAATTATGAGAAGGCTCTTTCAAGTCCGCAATTTCAAAACACTTTCAAGCGTTTGTATCTCAACATGTGGACTTCGCAGGAAACTCGCTGGCTTGATATGCAGACGTGGGACAAGTGCGGTGAGCAGCCAATTGATATGAGACTACTTGAAGGCGCAGAATGTTATGGCGGTCTTGACCTTGCGACAGTATCTGACATTGCGGCTTTTGTACTGGATTTCCCGAATGAAAGCGGTGAAGAGGAATTGCACACCTGGCTTCCGACCTTGTTCTGTCCAGAGTCAAAGTTGACCGACCCAGGTTTCATTGACCGCGACATTTACAGGGCTTGGGCTGACCAGGGTTATTTGATTGCAACACCTGGGAATGTGATTGATTACGAGTACATCATTGCAGAAATCGAGCGTTTGGGCGAACTTTACAACATCAAAGAGATAGCTTTTGACCGTTGGGGCGCAGCGCAGATTTCACAGACATTAACTAATATGGGCTTTACGCTGGTTGGATTTGGTCAGGGCTATGTGAGCATGTCACCGCCAACAAAAGAGGTTGAACGGCTGATATTACAAGGCAGGGTGAGACACGGAAACCACCCTGTAATGCGTTGGATGGCGGATAACGTTATGGTTACGACTGACCCTGCTGGGAATATCAAGCCAGACAAGAAGAAAAGCAGGCAGAAGATTGACGGCGTGGTTGCGGCAATCATGGCAACTGATAGGGCAATTAGAAATTCTGTAGGGCGTAAAGATTCCGTGTATGAACGGCGTGGATTGGTGGTGTTATGAGCCTGTTCGGATGGTTTGCAGAATTGAGACCAGTTATTGTCAACACAAAGTTTGGCAAGGATTTCAGGGGCGTTGTTTGGAAGAAAACAAACGACTGCATCGTTCTGAAAAACGCAGAGTGGTTGTCGCCTGATGGGGCGAAAAAACTGGATGGTGAAACAATCATCTTCATCAAAGAAATCGAATTTATACAGGCGGTCTCATGACAACGATTATTTCAGAAACTAACCTAATAACGATGCCACCGAATTGGTGGACAAACGCAAACAACATCACGCTTTCATCGGTGCGATCCGATTACAACTTCGATTATTTGGCGATGTACAGGAATCACATGAACGTGAGGATTTGCGTTGATTTCCTGGCTCGCAATATCGCTCATTTGGGCTTGCACGTTTACACGCGAAAAGAAGATAACGACAGAGAGCGGGTGCGAGACCACAGGGCGGTACAAGTTCTGAAACAACCGCTCCCGACAAAATACAAAGTTACGCAATACCAACTAGTCGAGTCAGCAGTTGCTGACATGCTAATCAGCGGTAATGGGTATCTTCTCAAACACAGAAATTCAG